GACCCCCGCGACGTGATACCAGACCCGGATGCGAAAAGCTACGACCCGTCAGAGTGGAGCGATGTCATCATCACGCGCTGGCTGACGCTCGACGAGATCGAGTCGATGTTTGGCAAGAAAGCCCGCGAGGCCGCCGAGGATAGCGACGACGAGGATGACGATTTCGGCCAGCTTGATGCAGAGACTGCGCGCAACCGGTTCGGGCCTGAGATGGGTACTGGCCGGTATGACACATACGACAACGCCACGGATGGACTCAACCGCTATCGTGTGATCGACCGGCAGAAAGCCGTGTACGAGAACACGAAATGTATTGTGTATCCGTCAACAGGCGACATCAAATCTGCGGACAGCATGACACCCGAGCAGATAGCGGACGCGATGGCGCAGGGCGCAAGCGTATCAAAAAGGATGCGCAAGCGCGTCAAGTGGATTGTGACAACGTACAGCACGACGTTGTTCAATGACTACTCCCCATACGATGAAATAAGCATCATCCCCTATTTCCCATATTTCAGGCGTGGCAAAACCCGTGGCATGGTTGACAACGCCATTGGCCCACAGGAGGCATTGAACAAGGCCATCAGCCAGT